TATGCAGCTTATGTTGAATTTGGAACTGGCGATGGTGTTAGAATACCAAATGGATTTTCAGATTTAGCAGAACCTTTTAAAGGTAAAGGAATTAAAATAAGAAATTATCCGGCTAAGCCTTTTTTTATACCTAGCTATTTGGAAGGCATTCAACAATATCCTAAAACTTTAAGAAAAGTATTAGAAGTTCAGACTAGAAAATATAATGCAAAAAAATAATTACATTTGACAAATGAAGGATGCTAACCTAGCGATACTGAATGCATATAAGAGTACACTAGCTAATTTAATAGTTGGCGGTGTAACTATTCCAGTATATTCTAAGTCTGCACCTTTAAAGAATGTCCCGGCTAAGTACGTTATTTTATCTAGCCAAACAAGATTACAAGAATTAACAAAGTGCGGATATTGGTATTTATGTACTATAAACGTGCAGATAGTAACCAGATACCCAAACGGAAATGGAGATTTAAGTTTTGCAATGGTTATAGGTGAAGAGATACAAAACAGGATTCAGGTTACTAACTTAACTTTAAGTAACTTTATAAATGTAGATACTTTACAGTTGTTAACTAATGAGGTAACTTTAGAAACAGAAACAGAAAACATATTTCAATACATACTAACTTTTCAACACAAATTAAATAGAAATTAAAATGGCAGCAGAACAATTTTATTCAGGCTCACTATTCATGCTCTACATTCGCACAGGTGGCGCATGGAAGCCAGTAGCATGTTTGACATCAAATGGAATTTCAGAATCATGGGATTTTGCAGAAACAGTAACAAAATGCGATCCGGGAGTGACTCGCAGAAAACCAACAACTTATTCTTATGAGATTCCTTTTGAGGGCGTTTTCACAGATACAGTTGGCGCAGGTGGTGATACCGCTAAAGCATCATGGGATCTTATTAAAAACATTGCTAGAGCAAAAACCTTAACGGAGTATCAGGTAGCTTTATTACTATCAAATGGTCAAGAAGATCCTAACTTTGCCGCTCAATTTGGAGCTGCTTATTTTAGCGCTTTAGAGATTACAGGCGCGGAGGGTGAGTTCATTACCTTTACAGGTACTTTGTTAGGTGACGGCGATATTACAGAGGTTGATCCTTATCCTGGCTACTAAATGGAGGGACATTTAACGTACAAAATAGGTGAGTTTGATAGGCAGATGTTCTTTGGCAATTATGCGCTAGAGCAAACGCTTACTCACTTTGATGCATCGGTAACTGATTTATCGGATTTGTTAGGTAAGCAATTACTGCCATTCCTTAGAATATTTATCTATCATGCTGCGGCTTATCCTTTATTAAAAAAAGGCGAGATATTAGACTTTACGGAGTTTGATGTACATGATTGGATTGATAATTCTGGAGGCTCAGGTGGTGAGTTTATCCTGACAGTTTCTAAAGAAGTGTTTAGGGTGCTAGGGTTAAATACAGAGGTAACAGAACAAAAAAAAAGCAAAGCGGAAAGTTAAATTGGAATAAAGATGTTTTAACCTTTGCTTTTGGTGAAATGGGAATGATGCCCGATGAGTTTTACGCCCTGACATGGAATCAATATATTCTAAAGTGTCAGGGTTTTTTTAATAAAGAAAAAAAGGACTGGGAACGGATTGGATGGTCTACGTGGAACGGAATGAGAGTTCACGTAAATAAAGGAATGCCCAGTTTTAAAAAGTTCATGTCTTTTATCTACGAAAATGATGAGATAGCAGACATGGATGTAATTAAAGAACAAATGAATAAGGCGATGCTTAAATACTTACAAGATGCAAGGAATTGAGATACCTATTGGCGCACCTTTAGGACAATTAGATAAAGACTTAAAAGGTGCAAATGCTAAATTAAGTCAGTTTGCAGCCGAAGCATCAAAGAGTGCCGGAGTGCTAGGTGGCGCAGTTGTAAAAGGATCTAACTCTGCTGCCTTTGCCTTAACTAATTTAGGCAGGGTTGCTCAGGATGCTCCATTTGGTTTTATAGGTATTCAAAACAACTTAAATCCGTTGCTAGAAAGTTTTGCTAGACTAAAGCAAGAAACAGGAGGCACAGGATCAGCGTTAAAAGCATTAGGACAAACTTTAATAGGTCCTGCAGGATTAGGCATTGCTTTATCGGTTGTATCAGCAGGTATTTTATTTTATCAGCAATATCAGCAAAGAGCAAATAAAACAACTAACGATGCTAAAAAGGCAGCAGATGAATATATAAATACGTTAGGTCAATTACAACAAGTGCAATTAAAAGGCGCTACATCTGCTCAGGAAGAATTAACTACATTATCGCTACTTTTTAATCAGTATAAAAATCAAAATTCACCTTTAGAAAATCGTAAAGCTGCTTATGAGGAGCTACAAAAGTTATATCCATCTTATTTTAAGAATCTAGCATTTGAATCAGACGCCGCAGGTAAAACAAAAACCGCTTATGATTTATTAACTACTAGCATTTTAGCTAACGCAAGAGCCAAAGCAGCAAGTGATTTAATTACTAAAAATGCAACTAGGCAACTAGAGAATGAGCAGAAAATAATTGATTTAACTACTGAATCTGCAAAGCAAAAAGCAATAGCTGATAAAGCATTAATAGCTACCAGAGGGGCAGGTGGTGAAGTAGAACAAGCAAAGGCATTAGCTGATTTAACTGCATCATTAGGTAAGCAAAGAGAAATACAATCTCAAATAAATAATTTAAAAACAGATAGTAATTTACTTACAGATAAAAATCTACAACTTGAAAAGTCTATATCAACTGAAAAATCTAAGATTGATCCAAAATTTAATGATGAAATAGATAAATCAAATAAGAGCCTAAAAACACAAGATGATATAGTTAAGGCATTAGACATTGACTTTAAGCAAATTGAGGCAGATTTATCTATAACCTTTGGAAAAGGAAATCAAGAAAGAGTAGCGGCTTTAAAAAAAGCAATAAATGATTTAATAAGTATCGGATTTACAAAAGATGATAGCATAATTAAAAAATATCAAAAGCAATTATTAGCTATTAATCCAGACGAGATAAAGGCTCAGGGTAGTAAAGTTGGAGTAAATGCAGCAATTGGAATAGGTGAGGGGTTAGCAGCTACATCGCCAGTAATTGCAAAAGATTTTGGCAATACTCTAAAATTAGGATTAACTGATTTTCAAATATATGTTAATGAACAATTATTGCCAAAATTACAAACCAACTTTGAAACTTTCTTTAATGATATTTTAATGAATGGTAAGCTATCATTTGATAGTTTAGGCAAAGCATTATTAAATACTTTACTTTCAGTCATTGCTAGTGATGCAGCAAGGCAAGTAACAAGTTTATTAAAGATTAGTTCTGGTAAAGATTTTACTGATAGCAAAAAAACTGGAGGAGGTGGTTTAATTAGTGGTGTAGTTGGATTAATTGGCGCAGGTGGCAAAGCTAAAGGAGGTGGTTTATTAAAATCAATAGGTGGTTTGTTTGGAGCAGGAGCAGGTGTTGCTGGTGCAGCAGGAGGCGCAGGAGGCGCAGGAGCATTAGCAACTGGAACGGCTGCAACTGGAGGAGCATTGTTACCTATCTTAGCAGGAGTTGCCGCAGTAGCAGGAATAGCATCCTTATTTAAAAAGAAACAACAAGCACCTATTCCTCAGGCATCATCAACTATCAGTACAAGTGCCGCAGGATCTGCTCAAGATTTTGGAGGTGGCAGAGTTGTATTTGAGATTTCAGGAACAAACTTAGTCGGTGTATTAAATAGAGCAGGTGCTAAACTTCAAAGATTCGGACCATAATGTATAACCTAAAATATTTTTTTACCTTTTACGCTGATAGAGATACTAGGATTGAGAATGGCACTCCAGATGATTACGCTTGTAATATATCTCAGCTAGATTATGCACTAGGACCAATAGAGATACAGGCTCAACAAAATCCTATTCAGATAAACTATCAGAATACTTCAAGCAATAAGCTAGAGGCTATCATAGGATCTGAGGCTACGTTAAATCTAATAGCTACTGAGGACTTTGAATTAGAGGACTTATATACCGAGAACGAGCGTGAGTTTTTAGTAGAAATATTTAGGAATGGCAGTTTGATCTGGTCAGGCTTTATCATTCCAGATGGATGCCAAGAGTCTTTTACCTTTGCTCCTTATGCTATTTCTGTAAATGCAGTAGATGGTTTGGGGTTGCTTAAAAATCTGTCTTATGTCCAGAATGATGGAAACTTCTATCTAGGTAAGCAAACATTTATAGAGGTTATACAAGCCTGTTTAGTGCGCTTAGATGCACCTAGTTTAGTTCTTAATACTTGCGTTAATATTTATGAAACTAGCATGACTCAGGGCGATTCTTATGATCCTTTTGACATGGCTTATGTAAATGCTGAGCGGTATATAAAAGATGACATATTTACGCCAATGAATTGCGAGGATGTGCTGAGGTCAATACTAGAGGAATGGACTGCGGTAATTGTGCAAAGTGACGGCGAATGGTATATTTATAGACCAACTGAACTAGCTTTAAGTGGTGATTTAGTATTCCGTAGATATTTAGATGGGTACCGGATTTATGATCAGCCAACTGTTTCTACTGATTTAGATGCTACTTTAGGAGGTGAAAGCGAGGGCATTGTTTTAGCACCTTACTTCCATATCAATACTGACCAGATGAAAATGATTGATAGACCATATAAAAATGCGTCTATGTCTTATAAATATGGTAAGGATCAAAATCCTGATCAAGAATTAGCAAATCCAACTTTATCAGGCGCAGGTCAAAGTTGCGGAGGTGATCCAATTGGTCCATGCGATAGCGTTACGATTCCCG